CAAGGACGAGACCAACACATTCTTCTGGACTGAGAGGAACATGATCAAGTTACCGTTCGCGGGCATCAAAGGTCAGACCGACTCTAGACCAGTGACAGTGCAAGTACCGTGCATGGAGATGTATGGTAAGACTTGTCCAGTACTCACAGAAGTGAGACCGTGGTTCAAAGACAAGAGCATGGAAGACATGGGCAGGAAATACTGGAAGAAGAAGAGTTACATCTTCCAGGGATTTGTCACAACTAATCCGTTAGCGGAAGACACGACACCTGAGAATCCGATCAGAAGATTCATCATCGGACCTCAGATCTTCAACATAATCAGAGGGGCACTTATGGATCCAGAGATGGAGGAAATGCCAACTGATTACTTGAAGGGTGTTGACTTCAGGATCACCAAAACCACAAAAGGTGGTTACGCTGACTACTCAACATCAAAATGGTCAAGAAGGGAAAGACCGTTGGACGAGGCCGAGAGAGCCGCGATCGACACACACGGGTTACACAACCTGGGTGACTTCAGACCAAAAGAGCCAACCGAGGCAGAGGTCAAGATAATCAAGGAATTGTTTGAGAAATCTGTGGAAGGTGAGGCTTATGATCTCGAACAGTACGGACAGTACTTCAGACCAGCGGGCGTGGCTTACCAAGGTAAACCACAGACACCTGTCGCGGAAGCACCAGCGACCACGACGGCAACTGCATCTGCATCTGAACCTGCTCCAGCGGTGAGTCAACCAGCACCAGCACCAGCACCACAACCAGAGGCGGCCCCAGCAACGGCGGCACCCGCGGGTGACAGTGCCAAGAGGGCGGAAGACATACTGAAACTGATCAGATCAAGACAAGCGAAATAATCTGACAAATGTTATACGAGATTGATGGGAAACCCGCATTTCGTATAGATCTTTATGATAATACCGTCGCCCATAAATGGAAGAACTTGATTGAATCCATATATGTTGGCGACGGTGAAGACATAGATAGTGTGAGATCTTTTTTTCATCTACGTACACGCGATGAGATCAAGAATATTTTGCTAGATGCTATAGTTAATATCAACAGTTTTTTGAAAAAAGAATTTATAAAAATACCAAAAAAAATAGATTGGGACGATCAAGGATTATACAACACACTGCATATTTCATTTGAAAAACTATCAGGTGATTTTGACAAGCCTACTAAATTTATGAAAATAGCACCCACAAGTATAAAAGAAAATGTTAGGAATTTGAACTATTGTGTACACGCACTCGAGCACGGATCTGACAAGCATACAGCAGACTCGTTGCCTATACAATGGACAAAAAAAAGAGAAGAAACACCCAGAATTAAACTGACGGAACAAGAATATGAACTAATACAATTCCATCAAACAAAAAACGAAGTGTACCTAGCATACAACGAGCTAGGAAAAAGTTATGTAGATTTATGGAAAGATGATTTACCTTTAGAATACACAGCAACAAAGAATAATCATTATATCGGTGCCGATATCATAATAGCGTTTGCTGACAAGGAAAACATATTTCAGCAGGACTTTATCGACTGGTGCAGGGATAATAGCATTGACCCTTTTTTTAAGCAACACGGAATTGGTCTACTACCTATTGGTAAAGTAGAAACAATAGACATAGAACATTTGACAAAAGATAGCAAGGCAAATATAATAATGGAAAGGAATCAAAAATTATGACAAAAGTGTTTGACGCTACAAAATTTAGAAAAAGTATAACAAAGTCCATACAAGGACTGGGCATAGGATTCAGTGACCCGACAGACTGGATATCCACAGGCAACTACGCTCTCAACTATTTGATGACCAGTGATTTCAACAAGGGAATTCCATTGGGTAAGGTGACGGTGCTCGCGGGAGAATCAGGTGCGGGTAAATCATACATAGCATCAGGAAACATAATCAAAAACGCACAGGCACAGGGCATATTCGTGATCCTAATTGACACAGAAAACGCACTCGATGAGACATGGTTGCAGGCACTGGGTGTTGACACGTCAGAAGAAAAACTCCTGAAACTGAGCATGTCAATGGTGGACGACGTGGCAAAGACCATATCCGAATTCATGAAAGGCTATAAGGAGCAACACGCTGACAACAAGGAAGGCGCTCCCAAAGTTCTTTTCGTGATAGACAGTCTGGGAATGATGCTGACTCCAACAGATGTCAATCAATTCGAAGCGGGAGACATGAAAGGCGACCTAGGTCGTAAGCCAAAGGCACTAACGGCACTGGTCAGGAACTGTGTGAACATGTTTGGAAGTTGGAATGTTGGCTTGATTGCCACAAACCACACATACGCGTCACAGGACATGTTTGATCCTGACGACAAGATATCCGGAGGTCAGGGTTTCATCTATGCGAGTTCTATCGTGATAGCGATGAAGAAACTGAAGCTCAAGGAAGACGAGAAAGGCAACAAAATATCAGAGGTAAGGGGTATCAGAGCGGCGTGTAAGGTCATGAAGACCAGATATGCCAAACCATTCGAGGGTGTGCAGGTCAAGATCCCTTACGACACGGGTATGGATCCATACAGTGGATTAGTGGACCTGTTCGAGAAGAAGGGCTTACTGGTACAGACCGGAAACAGGTTGAAATACGTAGACCCGCAGGGCAAGGAACACATAGACTTCAGGAAAGCGTGGACCGGTGATAAATTAGACATGATAATGGCGAACTTCAAAGAAAACACTGATCACAAAATGGAAAGTGTAGAAGAGGCACCAAAGTCAAAATCGAAGAAAACAGAAATTATAGAAGAGGACGACGCAGAATAATGATTGATTTCACACACGAAGACATCGAGCGTTTATGGAACTCCATATCTCACTACGTACCAGAAAGGTCTAAACTGGACGCGGCAATTGATTTCATCAAGAGTCTCGACGACATAGGCATCGAGCACGACGAGATAAAAGCATCTGGTGAGTTTGATCCCAAATTAGAGGAAGCGATCAACACGGTGTTCGAGGAAGAGGAAGACCTAGACGAGTCATACGACGACGGCTACAGCGAGGACTAATGATAAACTGGTACAGTGAAGTAAGCAGGAGCCTGGCAAAGATTCCTGATTGCGTGGCGTACTTTGACAAGGAACTGCTAGAAGCCAGGAAACAGTGCAAGATCTACGGCAACCTTGAAAGGGCAAGTGCGGCACTTCCGGGGATAGTTGAAGAGAGATTCAGCCAACTGCAACAGTTGGAGGCCATACTGGAATACCTGAACATAGAACTGAGAAGACTCAGATCAAAAACATTCCGTAAATTCCTAGAGAACTACAACAGAGCACTGTCCAGCAGAGATGCAGAGAAGTATGTGGATGGCGAAGATGATGTAGTTGACTTAACCAAAATTGTAAACGACTTCGCATTACTGAGGAATCAATGGCTTGGCATAACAAAAGGCCTTGACCAGAAGCAATGGCAGATAACCAATATCGTCAAACTGAGAGTGGCGGGAATGGAAGATGCCGACATCAAATAGAATCATACTCACAGACGTAGACGGAGTACTTCTGGAATGGGAACACCACTTCACCAAGTGGATGTTGCAGAAATCCTACTTCAACGACGATGGCAACAGATACTATCCACACAAATTATTACCCAACAAACAGGACGAATACGAGATGGCTAAGAGGTTTGGAGTTACCAAAGACGAGATCCGTGCTCTCATAAGAGAATTCAACCGGAGTGCTTGGATGGGCACACAGAGGCCCATGGAGGAATCACAGACCTGGGTCAAGTTGTTGGCCGCGGAAGGGTGGACCTTTATACCCATAACATCGCAGACATCTGACATACCAGCACAGGAGTTGCGTAAGAGAAGACTGGGAGAACTGTTTGGCGAGCATATTTTTACAAATTACCATATACTAGGGACCGGCGCTGACAAAGATTCAGCATTAGCGGAGTTTCACAACACCGGGCTGTATTGGGTCGAGGACAAGCCTCATAACGCTGTAGCCGGGCTCAAATACGGTTTAAAGCCCATATTAATCGACCACCCATATAACAGAGACTTTGAACACCCAGATATCATACGTGTAAATAATTGGCAAGAAATACACAAATTATTATCAGGAAGATCATGAAAGTTTACGTAGGTTGGGATTCTAGAGAAGACATAGCATACCAAGTGTGCGAGCATTCGATCAAACGCAGAGACCAAGAAGCAATAGTTGAACCTCTGAAACAAAACGAAATGAGAGCTAAAGGTATCTACACCAGAGATGTGGATAAACTTGCCTCAACAGAATTCACATTCACTAGATTCTTTGTTCCCTATCTTAATAACTTCAAGGGTTGGGCGGTGTTCTGTGATTGTGATTTTGTTTGGAAAGTGCCTGCTAAAGAGCTAGAGAAATACTGCGATGATTCCAAA